AGTTAGGTATGAATTAATGGATGCCTGTTTACCAGCTGGGTAATTAATAGTAGCTTCGTTTCCTGTTAACAAATCCCAAACTCTAGGAACCCCACTAGTTGAAATAGTAGCGATATACTTCTCAGCATTATCCCGAAACATACTGAACCAGGCTTGGCTATCTGCAGTACTCGCCGTAAGCCCATTAAGTAGAGAAGTGAACTTACCACCGGGACGTTTGATCATTCCCAAGGTAACATCAGGGTAACAATTCAAAGCTTCCTTTACCTGACCCAAAGCCATCTTTTCATCGGCTTGCTGAGAGACACCACCAGTGTAGAAAGGGATGCGTTGAGATACTGCTGTCATCGTGAAAGAGCCCTAAATGGTTGATAGCTGTTATAGAACCCATTACCTTTTCTAAATCCAAACATAGTATAGTCACCTTCGTTGCACTCATACTCAAGGCAATTAGACCTACGCCATGTTTCAAAGGATGCCAAGGCTTGGGTTAGGTTTACATCACCAACAAGACGAATAGCGCATCGTGTAGCAGCTCGTGCTGTGATGTAGTCGCGGAATACTTGTGGGAGATCTGGGAATTCTTGATACCATAACACATCTACTGAATATGTTTTACTGGTATCCCATACATCTGTATGAGCGATCTTATCATATAGACGACCGTTACGTATAACGGTATCGTAATTACTGTTATCTAGTGTATCACTCAGGTCCATCTGTAGCATACCACCAGTTATGGAGAGGTGTCCATTGGTATCTGGTGTGAGAGGGTATTCAAATTCTCGGTTGAATGTCCAACCTTCAGCTTGTACCTCCCTTGAGACTTGCAGAAGTGTCTCGTATGCAATTGCAACTTCCGGGTTGATTACAGCCTCGACAGTTGTCCCATCCTCATAAGTGATGGTCTGTGCCTCAATGGTGGTTACAGGCGCCTGACCAATACACGATAAAATTTCATTAACAGCTTGTAAAGTAGCTTGAGCGTTATTGGTGAACGGCATAACAATAGTGTTATTAAAGGGATAAAAAAGGGAGCCCCGAAGGACTCCCCATAAGGTTAGAAATCAAGCACGGCTACGTGCAGGTGCATCAGCCTCAACAGGATGATACGCAAAACGCAGGTTCTTGGTTTCAGAATAAACCGTAGAAGCAGCTACAGCAGAACCGAAGCCCTGACGAGTCTTAGCTACGGAGGTGCGGATAGCAGTGTTACCACCGGAGATACCAGTAGTAGCACCACTCACACCGTTATTACCGGCAGCGGTAGTAGGATTAGCCATAATTAGATAACTCCTTTATCAGACGTTCTGCAGCTCGATAGCAGCAGCAGGATTCAGAGTACCACAACCCATGGCCAGACGACCAACGATCAGGTCACCTTGGTACATCACAGACACATCACCAGAAGTCGTCTGCACGGAGGGAGCCATAGCTTCCACAACACCAGCAGCATCCTTGTAGTAGATGAGACCACAGTGGTTAGTGAAGTTACCAGAGTAATCGTTGTTCTCACCATTCACAGCAGCCACGTTACCAGCCAGGAAAGGCAGGTTGTTGGAACGCTTGATGGAGATACCAGCGATCTCATAGAGACCCTCACCAGAGGTCAGGTTACCTTGGCTATTACCAAAGTCACGGTTCAGGATGTTAGAATCAACCTGAGAGATCAGAGCGTAGTACTGACGCGGGGACAGCACAGCGGTACGGCCTTGCTTGGGCAGGTTCTTCTCATCGAGAATAGAAGCAGCCTCAAAGAAGGCATCCACCAGTGCTTGAGCATTATACTCATTACCAGCACCGATGTTGATCACGCTACCGCCGGGCTCAGGACCAGGAGCAGCAGTGATGGGGTGAGCTTCACGGGCAGCCTTAGCGATCTGACGGAAGATCTTCTTATCGTATGCCTCAGCAAGAGCGTGGCCGATCTTTTTAGCGATCTCCGAACGCAGCGAGTAATGCGCCAGGGTCTCGTCCAAATCATAGACAAAAGCGGAACTAATGAGAAGGTCATCGCAGACGATGGTCTTCTCTGCCACCGGAGGATCACCAGAACCCAGGATCGGAGTGCCGGGCTCATGATACGCCGCCTCCATACGTCCGGTGAAGATGAACTGCATTGCCTTACCGTTCTTGAGGGTACGGCTCTGCACGGTGCCTTTAGCGATCGTCGAAGACTCATACGCCTTGAACATCTCGCCAGAGAACAGTTTCAGATAAGTTGCATACTTGGTATCATAAGCAGTACCAAGAGCAAGAGGGGTAGCGCTCGTGTTATTAATCGAGCCTACCGAAGTAACAAGAGTGTTAGCCACAATAGAAAAGAGAGAGTTGTTTACGTTCTCCCTAAGCGCTTAGGAATTCACACGAATAAACATGTGCATTCAATATAAGTTTTTTTGTCTGTCTCTCCAGACTGTCATGACTAAAGGGTGTCGGTCGTAACCGGCCAATAGTCAAAGAAAAGGGGATCCGACATTGAGGTGTCCCCAGTCCATATCACCCGATAACAGGTGCTGTATGTGTAGCAAGGTCAAGCGGGAAGTTATGGGCATTGCGCTCGTGCATTACTTCAAAACCAAGACCAGCTCGGTTAAGAATGTCAGCCCAAGTGTTAATTACCTGCCCCTCAGAAGATAGGAGAGACTGATTAAAATTGAACCCATTCAGATTGAATGCCATAGTACTGACACCCAGAGCAGCAAACCAAATACCAACAACAGGCCAAGCAGCCAAGAAAAAGTGGAGGGAGCGGCTGTTGTTAAAAGAAGCGTACTGAAAAATGAGGCGACCAAAATATCCATGAGCAGCCACAATGTTGTACGTCTCTTCTTCTTGACCAAACTTGTAGCCATAGTTCTGAGATACCTCTTCAGTAGTTTCACGCACAAGCGAGGACGTAACCAGTGAACCGTGCATCGCACTAAATAGCGACCCACCAAATACCCCAGCGACACCGAGCATGTGGAACGGGTGCATGAGGATGTTATGTTCGGCTTGGAAAACGAGCATATAGTTGAAGGTACCCGATATACCAAGAGGCATAGCATCGGAGAACGAACCTTGACCAAAAGGGTAGACAAGGAAAACCGCCGTAGCTGCGGCGACAGGTGCTGAGTATGCGACAAAGATCCAGGGCCTCATCCCTAATCGATAGCTAAGTTCCCACTCTCGTCCCATGTAAGCATAGATGCCAATGAGGAAGTGGAAGACGGTAAGCTGGAAAGGGCCGCCGTTGTAGAGCCATTCGTCAAGTGAATTAGCTTCCCAAATTGGGTAGAAGTGTAGTCCGATGGCATTGCTGCTCGGAACGACGGCTCCCGATATGATGTTGTTTCCATAGAGAAGGCTCCCAGCTACAGGTTCGCGGATGCCATCAATATCGACTGGTGGTGCCGCTACGAATGCGATGATAAAACAAATGGCTGCAGCAAGGAGACACGGAATCATCAGTGTTCCAAACCAGCCAACATAAAGACGGTTATCTGTACTGGTTACCCAGTCACAAAAACGCTCCCAGTAGTTCTGAGAGCGTGAAGCTGCAATTGCAGTCATAGTTAGTTAGTCAAGTCGTGTTACTTTGACTCGTCCAACTCCGGTGCCAGTGAAGCCGATAGCATCAGCTGCACCTTTACTGAGATCAATTTCACGACCAGGAATATAAGGTCCACGGTCATTAACCCGTACAATGGCACACCGTTGATAGCACACCTTTAGTCGTGTACCAAACGGGAGTGTCTTGTGCGCTGCAGTAAGGGCATTTTGATTGTATCGCTCACCATTAGCAGTAAGGTTTCCATGGAAGCCAGGACCATACCAGCTAGTGATGACTGACAGAGTAGTTAGAAGAGGAATCATAATAATAAAGCGAGGAACTTTTATATTGATTACTCCTACTACCCGTTAGCCCACTCGCAGAACCAACGGGCTATGACGGTTACTTTTTCTTACCGCCGCCTTTGTGACCTTTCTTTCCGCAAGACATGATTAGAATACTCCAGGGATAATTTGACCTGTTACTGCATAAGCGCCAACAGCAGCAATGAAGCCGAGCATAGCCAGACGACCATTAAGAAGTTCAGCACGTTCGTTGTGAGGCACAGTGTAGTCTTTGTCAGTGTACATGGTGGGTTCTTTAGCGAAGATGTTGGTGGTCATTAGAATTGAAGATTAGAACGTTCAAGTTTTTCTGCGATATCTTGACGATAGGCAGGGTCTTTATCGTAGCGTGGATCACTCATAGCTGCAACCAGCTCAGCTTGACTACGGAATGCATCAGCTGTGTTACGTGGTGCTGAGCCTGTCAGCATTTCTCCATCGTAACCAATGGCATCTTGGTAACGTGCGTTGAGAGCTTGGGCAGCGAAGAACATAGCATAAGGATCACCGTTATCCATGACCCTATCATACATAGCGATCTCACTATCAGAGAGGTTCTGGCTGGCCCATTGAATCATACTTTGATACGAGTCCAGCCCGCCTACTGAGTCTTGGATGTCTGAGATATCCTCTTGAGATGCTACCTGACCTTGCTGCGTTTCTCCTTGTTTCTCCAAGAACATGTTAGCAACATCAATAGGATCCATCTTGCTAACCTCGTTTACGATCTCCTCACTCCACTCACCAGTACGGTAAGACTCCATGATGGTATCAAAGAGATCAGTATCTACTTCAGCTTCTTCCTCTACAGGCTCTTCTGTTGCTTGCTCTGTAGGGGTCTCCTCATTAGATGAAGAAGAGAGACGCTTCTGTAGTTCTAAGTAACCACGTTCTAGTTCCTCTGCTGACTTATACTTACCAGCCAGCAGCTGTTGTTCTTGTTCTGCAAGACGTTCTCCAACAGCTAGAGAGTCAAGCTCTTCTGCAGAGAATTCACCTTCAACTTGTTCGGATGGATTAAGAGTAATTTCGTTTGCCATTTGCTGTGATAACGGTTAAATTGCCAAGACCAACAGT